CCTGGGGTCACGGCAGGCGTGGTGGAATCGAACCTCAAGCAGATCGGCGGGGTAGCACAGAGCGCGACGGACCTGAAAGACCTTGCCGATACCGGATACAACCCGGCGACTCACAAGCTCGCGGGCGTCGTGCTGGCGGATACGACTACGGACGTGACAAACCGCGTCACCGCGAACGCAGATCAGATTGAAGGCGCGGACCCAAGCGACACGATCCGAGACTCCGTGGTTGATGATGCGACACGGATTGATGGAAGCGCGCTGAACACCTTGAGCGGACACGATCCCGGCGCGACGATTGCCAAGGCTGGCGATGCCATGACTATCGAGGCTGGCACCGGTGCAGGCCAACTCGACTTCACAAGCGGCGTGGTCAAGTCCAACCTCGCGCAGATACTCGGCACAGCTTTGACCGAGACGGCTGGATACATCGCCGCTGCATTCAAGAAGCTGTTCAACGTGGCGACGCCTACGCTGGTTGCCAGCGATGCCATGCGTGGGACGAACGGCGCGAACACGGTCGTGCCGGATGCGGCGACTACTGCTGCCGGGCTGCATGCGACGACGAATACTGCAATCAGCAACCTGCACAACTTTGACGGCACTGGCGCGACGCTTGATGGGGCCTATGACGCGGCGAAGACCGCTGCGAAGGCTGGCGATGCGATGACGCTGACTGCCGCCTATGACGCGGCAAAGACGACGATGCGCGGGACTGACGGTGCGAACACCACCGCGCCGGACAACGCGAACATCGTCAACATCCACAACATCGTCAAGGCCGCTGGCACTGGCGATGCTGCGGCGATCAAGGACAAGACTGACCTGATTCCAGCAAGCCCGGCGGCTGTTGGCTCTGCCATGACGCTGGCCGCCGACGCGATCAAGGCGGTGTCTTACGACGAGTCCACGGCATTCCCGCTGAAGGCCGACGACGCAGGCGCTACGAAGGTTGCGCGAACCGGCGAGGATTCCGACACGCTTGAAACCCTGAGTGATGAGATCGCTGTGTTGACTCCTGGCGCGCCGGTCAACCTGAGTATTCACGGACAGAATTTGGTGGTGGGATGAGCACGATACGGCGGACCTTCAAACTTGATGGCGTTCTCACCGACATGACGAGCGTGGAGTTGTCCAACGAAGCGGCGACTGTCGGCGTCAAGCGCGACGACACTGACGCTTCGGTTGTGGCGGCCGGCACTGCCATGGCGCGAGCGTCAACCGGAGTCTACACCTACACCTTCACCGATCCAGCCGATGACCTGACCTACACCTACTGGATCGAAGTCACTTATGGCGGCGAGACGTACTGGATTGAGTACAGCTTGACCGGGCCGACTTCCGCGGCGGCCGCTGCTGCCGCTGTGCCGGCGACCGTGCTGAGCGACACGATCAAGACCACGGCCGAGAATCCCGCCGAAGTCGAGCAGGACGGCACGCGTGTCAAGGCACAGGCCGTCCAGGATCAGATTGCCGCCGACCGCTACCTCAAGTCAACAGCCGCCGCGGAACGTGGCGCGACGGGCCTGCGCTTTATGAAACTCGTCCCCCCAGGGAGCGCGTGATGCCTCTTATGACGCGAGTCAAGCGGCCAACGCTCTATGGACCCAACGGCAAGCCGCTTCCGCGCCCGCGCGCCCCGGCCCCCCAGAGCTTCGCCGACGCGCAGGCCGGCTTCGATGCGGCCAAGACCACCGACTACAACAAGCGCCACTGGGCCAACGCCGACGCGCTCAGCGCCGACGCCGTCGCCTCGCCGTCCGTCCGCAAGAAGCTCCGCAACCGCGCGCGCTACGAAGTCGCCAACAACTCTTACGCCAAGGGCATCGTCCTCACCCTGGCGAACTACTGCGTTTCCACCGGGCCGACCCTCCAGATTCTCGACGACGACAAGGACGCCACGGGCGAAGTCGAGTACGAGTTTCTCTCCTGGTGCAAGGCAATCAATCTCGCCGCCAAGCTCCGCACGCTCCGCATGGCCCGCGCGCAAGACGGCGAGGCGTTTGCCATGCTTACCTACAATCCGTCGGTTCCCCACCCCGTCAAGCTCGACGTTGCCATAGTCGAGTGCGACCGCGTCAGCGACAACCACTCCACCATAGACGCGAAAAATGCCGACGGCATCCAGTTCGACGGGTTCGGCAATCCAGTCACCTATCGCGTTCTCCGCAGCCATCCTGGAGACGCGCTCTTCGCCACGCCGATGGCGGCGGACATAGTTCCCGCCTCCTCGATGATCCACACCTTCCGGCAGGACCGCCCCGGCCAGCGCAGAGGCATCCCGGAAATTACCCCCGCGCTCCCGCTTTATGCCTTGCTTCGGCGCTACACGTTGGCGACGACGCTTGCGGCTGAGAGCGCGGCCAACATGGCCGGTTGGCTTTACACCGACCAGCTCGCCGAGCAGGAGACCGCCATCGAGGCCGAGCCGTTCGAGGCCGTCAACCTCGAACCCAATATGTTCACCGTCGCGCCCTACGGCTACAAGGCGTTGCAGATGAAAGCCGAGCAGCCCACGACGGTCTATTCCGACTTCAAGCGCGAGATCGTCAACGAGATCGCCCGCTGCCTGAACATGCCTTACAACATCGCCGCCTGCAATTCGTCGGACTACAACTACGCCTCGGGCCGACTCGATTATCAGGTCTTCTATGCGGGGTTGATGGTGGACCGGCACGACCTGTCTATCAACGGCTGCGACCGGATCCTCGACGCATGGAAGCGCGAGGCGTCGAACGTCTGGGCCTATCTCCCCGAACTCTCCCGCCTCGGCCCGAGCTTCCGGTATCGCTGGATGTGGCCGGGCTTTCCCAAGGCCGACCCGCTCAAGGAGGCGCACGCCTTCAAAATCCTCCACGAATGCGGCGGCGATACGCTCGCCAACAATTACGGACTCGACGGCCGTGACTGGGAGCCGGAACTCCGGCAGTGGGCCGTGGAGAAAGCGCTTATCCAACAGGCTGCCCCCGCACCGCAACCGAACCCGCAACCGAAGGAGGAATCCTGATGTTCGGAAAGGACAAGGCCGTCCGCGCCGCGCTGGAAAACTCGAAAGACATCTTGTGCTCTGGCGGCGAAGTGGAAGTTGTCGCCGCCGTGGACGAGCAGTCCCGGCCCACCGTCAAGATCGTTGCCTACACCGGCGCCCCGCTTGAGCAGTGGTGGAGTCAGCAATCCGTGGTCGTGGACCTCAAAGGTCTCAGCGTGCCCAAGGTCGGCGTCCCGCTGCTATTCGATCACGATGCAACCGCCCCCCTCGGCCAATCCGACGAGATCAAGAACAACGGCCGGAAGCTCGTCATTGCCGGCACTATCACCGGCCAAGAAGATGAGCGCTCCCGCATGGTGCTCGATCATTCCCGCGGCGGATTCCGCTGGCAGGCCAGCATCCGCGCCGGCGTCATTCGTGCGGAGACTATCGAGGCTGGCGCAACTATCAAAGTCAACGGCCGGACGTTCAAGGGGCCGCTACTCGTCGCGCGTGAAGCGCGACTCAAGGAAGTGTCAATTTTGGTTTTGGGCGCGGACGAAAACACTTCGGCGAAGATCGCCGCGTCCGCAAGTTTAGTAAGGAAGGAGTATGCCATGACGTTTGGTCAATGGGTTGAGGCAAAGGGCCTCAGCACCGAAGGCGCGCCGGAGGAGACGGTTGCCGCCTGGCGCTTGCTGTACGACGCCGAGGTCAAGGCCACCGCCGCGCCGAAGCCCGCCATCGCGCCGGCTCAGCCCGACGTGGCCGCGGGCGAAGGCGACGACCGCAAGACTATCGTCGTTGACGTTCGCGCGGAGCTCACGCAGTTCCGCAAGGACATGGCCGCCGAGCAGCTTCGCGTGGCGAAGATTCAGGCCGCCGCCAAGGACCACGCCGACGTCGCTGCCAAGGCGATTGAGGAAAACTGGCCCGTCGAGCGGGTTCAGTCCGAAGTCGAACTGACCGAGTTGCGCGCCGCCCGCCCCCAGGCCCCGGCCTACATCAAGGGCGACGACGGCCGCATCAACAGCCAGGTTGTCGAGGCCGCCATTCGCCTCGGCTCGACGGAGCCGTCCCGCAACGTCGAGAAGGCTTACGAGGCCCCGATTCTCGAGGCCGCATACAAGCACCGCAGCATGGGCATTCGCGGGATCATCGAGCTGTGCTGCCGCATGGAAGGCCGGCCCGTGCCGAGCCTGTCGGACGGCCCCGACGTCTGGGCCGCGGTCGGCTTCTCGACGGTGAGCCTGTCGGGCATCCTGAGCGACAGCGCTAGCAAG